TTCGTATAGCTGATATTGTGCAGGACATAATCAAAGGTCAGATTGTATCCTTTTGCAAAACCGCCTATGACAGCCCAAATGCTGTCGTTCAATTCTCCACTTTCCTCGGATGAAGAAGATTCAGTTCTATAAGGAAAGTGGAAATTCCGAAAAAATCGGCAATCTGCATTCTTGATAAGATTTGGCTTACAATCAGGTTCAATTCTCTCGGGGAGACTTCTTCAAGCAGTTCACGGGCAAGTTCCGCTTTCTTGTCAACGGTTGTTTCAATTTCAACCGTGTACGGACGGCGAATAAGCCCGCACAGATACCGTTTTTCTTTGATTTGTGGGACTTTTTTCTTTTCTGTGATGTTCTTTGCGCCAAGGATGAGAATAGCCGCAATATCGCCGAGAACACGGCAGTCTTTTGCTACGGATAATGTTTCTTCAACGACTTTTTCCGTGTCAAGCGCAATATGCGGAAGTTGTGAAATGGCTTCTGAAACAAGTATGAGGGTTGCGGTACTTGCGGGTGCGACTTGATATGCCTTTTCTCCAACTTTGATTTCGAGAGGCTTTTCAAGGACGGTTTCCGCAACCATTTGTTCTATAGTCTTTTCATTCATAATCTGAATTTTTTAAGTGATTAGAGACGGGGGTCGGAATCGAACCGACATGCAACCGGGAAAGGTGTTCAGCTTTCACGGTGGATAAGCCATTGTATCAACCCCGCTGAAAGTCTTGTTATCACGCTTTTGTGGCTGATGTTTTTGCGACTGATGCTTTCGTGTAAGGTTTCACGGTCTTGCCTTCTTTCGGTTTCAAGCAACGTGCGACATAATGAAGTAACTTACCGTCAGCGGTTGAATAGCTTTCGTCACAACGAACCACGGAACGGTCAATTAATGCCCCCTCGCATTCTTCATCTTCGGGCGTGATGCGGAAAGCGTGCTCGCCTGAAATCAATCCGTCATTGTCTTCAAAAGGACGTTCTTCGCCTTTCTTGACAAACAGGTCAAATTCAAACGTGTAAGTATTTTTCCCGTAGCGTACATCGACAAGGTCGCCACCTTCCTCTGTGGCGGTCTTCTCAGTCCCTGCAGTCGGGGTTATTTTTGTGGTATCTTCCTTCGGAGTAGGGAGTACTTTCCATGATGCGCTCGCTCCGGGAGCTCCGTCTGTTGAGGGGGTGGTTTCAATTTTACATTTACCCCATGATAATACTGACATAATTTATTCGTTTTAAATGTTCTACATTGATTTGATATTCAGAGGCGCATCATCGCTGCCGAAGAACTCGTAATGAAGTTTCACAACGATGAAATGCTGATTGATGTCAGGTTCAGCCTCCGTGTAAATGGTTTGTTGAAGCCTGAATTTATAACAGGACTTATCGGCGGTCAGGCTGTTGACCCAATCATTGGCGAGACGCTCTATTTCTTCTGCCCGCTGACCGTCTTCAACGAAGACCCCGTTATCGTAAGGGTCAACATCTGGAACATAGATATTCACGGTTACAACGCCCGTTTGAATGTCACCCGAAAGACCCGATGTGAATATCACAACGGCATCCTCCTTGCGACTGTCTCTCGGGCGATTGCTGGTCTTACCGTCCCCTCTGTAAACGTCCCCTGAAATCATCGAGGAAAGGGTACTGTTTTTCAGCAGACGGTATACGTCCCCTTGAATTTGTTTTGAAGTCTTAGCCATATAAGTTCTGTTTAATGAAATCCGAGTTGTTTCAACATTTGCGGTACAAGACGCTCGGCAAGAAGTTCTGAACTGTCGAGAACGTCAAGCCCCTTTGCGGACACATAAGAAGCGTAGTTCATACCAGCCACGACAATAAGGCAAATACCCTGTGGGAATTTTCTTGCGAGGCTTTTCACATACGCCGCCCCCTTTGAAGAACCGTCCTTGCCTTGTTTCACGGTTTGGAAGCTGGAAGAATGGATTATTCGCCCGTCAACCGTGATAACATAACCGATTGAACTTCTCAGGTTGCCCGTGCGGTCTTTGTAAGAATTGGTTGAACGTGCCCGGTTCAAGACTGTCTCCCCGATATACATCAGGTTTCGGATAAGAACTTGTTTCAGCCTTTCAAGCTGCTGTTCCGTGTATCTGTCAATCTCCGACATCGGTGTTAGTTGTGTGATAGGCATATTCTTTTCAGTTATTTTTTGCGAAATCGGCGCATGTGGCGTTTACTTTTTTTATTGGTATGTTTGACCGGGTTGAAAAAGCAAAGCCGACATACAGCCGCAAATCGCTTTAGACCAAAATTCTTACTTCGCACACGGCTTCAAGCGGTTCAGCCTGAATTATTGAAAACGTGCCAATCTCTTTCCCTGACAGGTCTTTCAAGCGTAGCTGTTCCGAGGGTACGGGTTGTTCTTCAATCAGAATTTCATAGGAAGCCACAGTAAAGTGTTCTCCCTTGATAATTCCGAGTTGGTTGAACTTCTTCGCCTTGAACTGACAAGGGATAAGCTCGCTCCACGCCTCGGAAGACGGTTTGACGGGATAACCCGTTTCAGGGTCAATCCCGCTCGCTGTCTTTGTCTTGAATTCGATTGTTCCGTTTTGAATAATCATAGCCGGGAGCCTTTATATCCGTAAATAGGTTTCGGTGTTCCTGCCTTGTCGCTTGCCCCGAAATCATCGTACAAGCTGTAAGCCCAGTTGCGGAACTCCCTGCGCTGTTCGTCCGTGAACGAATAGGACTGCCCTCCCTGCGATATATCGGGGGCGGTAGACAGCCACAGCAGGAGGTCAGCGACGGCAAGGTTATACTCCTTGCTTTTCTGCACTTCCTGTGTCGCATCGGTTGTCAGCGACAATCCCCGTTTGTCCGCTATTGTTGTCAATGTGCGGAGAGGAACAGGGTAGGCATTAACGCCTTTCAACGCTTCGAGAACTGTTTCCATAGCTTAATACCTTAATCCCAATCTTGTGCGTCCGTTCTCACGTAGATGTTACGGTAAGCCGTATCAAATACGGGGATAGCGTCAGCCTGACCGATTGTAACCTCGCTCTTAGGCTCAATCGTACCGTACTTCTTCACGACTGTATGGGCACGCACGGCTCTCAGAATTGTTTCTTCGTTTTCCTGAAGAATGTCATACTGCGTAGAACCGAGTATTTCACTTTCTGACAAAATCATACGGCTGTTCTCAAACGGGTTGCCAGAAGTCTGTGAACCGTCTGAAAATTCACGGGTGATGGTTTGGTCGATAACACGCAGTTGAATACCGTTCAGCCATGCTTGTTTTGCGAGCATGGTATTTACAGCAGCCAAGTCAGGTGTTTGAGAGATACCGAGGGCGTTAGCGGCGAAAGAAGCGCACTGTTTAATGATTTGTTCTGCAGAACAGATTTTGTACAGTTCATCCAAGTTGATGAAAGCGAACTTCAAGTTTAGGTTATGATCCTTACCCAACTTCACGAATTTAGCAAGGTCGCCGATAATGTCAGCAGTTGACTTGTTGTTCCAATCAACGGATGATTTGGTTTTCATCTCATCATCCACGTCATAGTCAAGGTCAAATTCATTGGCATAGGTTGCGTTCGTGGTGGTTGTGAATTTAAGCACACCAGCGTTTGAAGCGAGTTTCCATGCAATGTATTCTTCCTCAGACTGAACGCCGTTGAAACAGAAGTCAACATCATTTCCCCAATACTCAACAAGTTTGGTCGCGTCTTCATCCTGAGCGAAAGCCAAAGCCGTTTGATAATCTTTGATTTCAGAACGTGAAAGTTCACGGCTGATAGAGATAAACGGAATATCTCCACGTGCGCTCTCGAATATCGGGCGGCGTTTGCGCATGATAGTTCCGTTATCGGTATGCAGGTCGGCGGCGACATTCTTCTTTTCAAGCTGGTTCGTTAAGGTTTTCCAGTTGAAGCCGTTGACTTTCTTGACGGGAAAGTGCTTCCCGAAAAGGAAGCCCGAAGCGTCAGCCGAGTTCAGACGGGCTTGAACCATTTGTTCGGTCAAACCCTGAATCATTGTATTTACAATAGTTCCCATAAATTACTTACGATTAATAGTTTATGATGCCTTTGAGGTGTTTCATCACGCATTCAGGAAGCGGGTTGCCCTTTGTCACGCCAATAAGCCAAGCATCCGTGTCAAGGTTTGAATTTGGCACGATAGGCTTGCCTGTTCCGACAAGTGAAAGCGGTGTGTATTTCAGTTTTGAGGTTTCCGCTGTCGATTCCGCTGCGGCTTCAATGATAAAGCCGCCTTTCTCAATCTTCACTCCAAGAGTGGTTTTGACCTTGATTGTGTCATGAGTCTTCTCCGAGGTTGTGATTGCCGTGATAGCGTAAGCCTTGCCA